ATAAGAATACTGTAATTAATGTTACTGGAATTACTTTGCCGAATGGATCTACCAATGGATCGGCAGAAGTGTCTGTGAAAGGATCAGATCCTGGAAAAATACTTGGAGTTAAAAACTCATCTGGAACTTATTTAAACCATACAGAGGCGATTGCAGTAGGAAATAATGCAACCAATATAACAAAAATTAATGCTGCCATAACAGCAACACCTGGGGCATCAGTTATCAGCGTAAACGGAGTAGTTACAGAATCAGCATATATTATATCAACTAGTGATGTAGCAAAAGGGCAACCTCAAAATACTAGAAATGAAATCCCAGCATCTGCTTTTGACCCAAATACACTATTAAACACCTCTGGCAAAAATTTATTAGATTCAAAAGTTTTTGCCATGCCCATAGACATGCAATATACGGGTGATGGAGCACAAGATCATATGAGAATTAGAGCACTTAAATATAAACCACCTCAAGGAAGTGGGTTAAGTCTGGCAAAAGCTCTAACAGGACTTGTTTCTGCGAATGCAAGTCTTCCTCCACCAGACTATGAGTATGAAGGTGAGCTTATTTTACCAATTCCATCCGAAGTTAGAGATAGATCTGCAGCAAATTGGGGAATGAAAACCCTTCCATTGTTATCTTCTATTGGAGTTGGAGCAGTTAGTCCTGTGGTGGAGAAGTTGTTGCAAGGAAATTTAAGTGGGGTCGGCCAGGCTAGCTTTGATGCGTTGAAAGAGTTTGGGAATGCACTTAAAAGTTCGTCGGCAGATGCTAGATCAGTTGTTGATGTATCTCTTGTTGCAAGGCTTCTTCAAAACGCGGCGGGATTAAATGTAGAGCCTAGTGATATTTTAGCAAGACGAGGTGGAGTGGTAGCGAATCCAAATATGGAACTTCTTTTTCAGGGTCCAAGTATGCGTGATTTTACTTTTAGTTGGAAATTTGTACCCAGAAGTGAACCTGAGGGTAAACGAATGCGAGAAATAATTAAGTTTATGAAATTAAATACACTACCATCTTTAAGTGGTAATGGAATTTTAATTAACTCGCCAAATGTATTTTTTATTCGTTATATGAATGGTGATAAAAGAATTAAAGCATTACCTCAACCAAAAATATGTGCTTGTACTGCATTTGGTGTTGATCATTCGGAAGATGGTCAAGGATGGTCCGCGTTTTATGATTCTCAACCTGTGGCAACAAGAATATCTATGAATTTTCTAGAGTTAACCCCACTCTTTAGAGATGAAATGCAAAGTGCATTCCCCGCCGCCGATGATGTAGGTTACTAAAATGACATATTTCAGAAAACTACCAGATCTTCTATATCCAACTCTACGAAACGACAGATCTTCGTCACTGGATTATACTAAAATCAAAAATCTCTTTAAAAGAGCAAAACTTCGTGATGATTTTCTTAATATTTTTACTGCTTTTGAAAAATATAGCGTTATTGGTGATGATAGACCTGATGCTGTAGCAAATTTATTTTATAAAGATTCTGGATTTGATTGGCTAATTTTAGTTGTGAATAACATTCAAAATGTAAGAACAGAATGGCCTATGCCTCAAAGAGATTTCAATAATTTTATTAATGAGAAATATACCCCACAGCAATTAAGTCAGATACATCACTATGAAACTTCAGAACTTAGAAATAGTTTTGGAGAGTTGATCATGCCTAGGGGTCTCATTGTAGATTCAAATTTTACTTTCAAGTATATGGATGATGGGATACAAAAAACCTATAGTTCTTTAGTTTCAGTAAGCAACTTTGATTATGAGAATGTGATTAATGAGGATAAAAGAAATATTATTATATTAAAATCAGAATATACTCGTATTGTTGAGAAAGATTTAAAGAAATTATTTACATATGACACTTCATCTGAATTTGTAAATCAAAGAACAATCAAGACTTATAATCCAAGAACCTTTGGGTAAAAAAAATTGGCGAGAAAAATTTTCCCGCCTTTTTTAGTTTAAAGATTCAATTTGGAATCACTCCTCAGCAAGACGCTGGAAGTATGCCATTGTATCATCCTCTTCTTCTTCCACGACAGGAGTTTTTTCAAATGACCTGGTGGCTTGGCGATGATCATCTTCATCTTCAAAAGACTCGTCTACCTTTTTCAAAGAAACTTTATTGCCAAGAACAGAATCAAATCGAGTCTTAAGTTGATCATAAGACTTGAATGAATCTACGTTTGTAAATTCTTTAAGAGAGTGACACTGTTTCCAAATCTTTTCTAGATCTTCATCATCCAAACCTGCAAGAGTGCCCGAAGTTTCGAATTCAGATTTATCATAGTTTGGATAACCATCTGCCATACGAACTTTCAGTTTGAAGTTGGCACCAGACCAAAGATCAAATGCATCTTTGGGTGATTCATCTTCAAATTCAGGTTTTAGAGCACTAGTAATCTTTTCAAAGATTTTCTTACCATACTTGAATAGAAATACTTTACCCTCATTTTCAGGGTGAGCAGGGTCTTTCACAACATAGATGTTGGAATAGTATGACAACTTACGCTTGCGATTGCGAACAGTATCTTGATCAGTCTTACTACCAGTTGCCCACAGTTTACTGTTTTCTTCACAAACAGGACATTTAGCACCAAGAGTTGTCAAGCAACCATCAATAAACCAACCACCAGTTCCCTGAAATGCGTGACTAAAAACTTGAACATATTGGTCATCTTCTCCATTAGGTGCAGGAAGAAAACGAATTACTGCATAACCATTACCAGTTTTATCTCGTTCAATTTTCCAAAGACGATCATCTTGATTCGATGACCCCTTATTAACTTTTTCTACCTCTTTAAGTAACTTTGCAGTCAAGTTACCAAGTTTTGATTGTTTTTTGAGTTCAGCAAAAGACATTTGATTCTCCGTGTACGATGTGTGCGATGTGTTGTACTTGTTTATTTTACCAGATCAGGTGTCGATTGTCAACACCCTGTCACGAATTATTTTTTTGAATTGATCCGTGTCAATATTTAGAAACGGATTGTACTTCCTTATTTTTAAACTTACAGACTCCCATACAGGATCTAATAGTTTTTTGTCAAAATTATTCCCGAACAGGAATATTCTATCACATATCACTAGGGTTTCTATACTAATCTTCCCGCTCAGGAAATTTTTTAGAATGATTGGATGTGTTCCATTCTTACATACAAAAATTTCATTAAAGTCATTTTCAGAAAATATACTAGTTACCTCTTCAGTAAATTGATATCGTAAACTTTCAATTCTTTTTTTCCAATTCTTATAATTGGTTTCTCCAGATTGAATAATTGCACCAACCCATAGTCTTTGAGGATCGTTACATTCAATAAAGTTAGAGACAAAGTATTCTAAAATTTCTTCTTTAGACTTCTGTCTTGAAATTTTTTCAAAAAAATATCTATCCTTTCTTTTATGAAATGCAGTAATTGTAGTTCTTCCTTTTCCACCATACTTAAAGTAATCGTATGAATCTTTGGTAAAATGATTTTTTAATGCCAGATAACAACAATATACTTCAAACGGCGTCATATAGGAAGTTTTGCCTTAGATGTTTTTTTCAAATAATTAAGATTCATTGCTTCACACCTAAGTCGTTCTTTCAATGGTTTTGAAAGAAGTTTAGAGATAGTATCAATCTCAATTGTATTTTCATCACAATACTGAACAATGGATTCAATGTATGTAAGTTCATTCTCTCTCACAATTTCTTCTATGTCAGAAGAAAACTTTGCCTGACTCATAAATTTTTCCTGTAATGCATTTTCAATTTCATTTTCCATAGAGTTCTAACTTATCTGAAACAAATTGTTTAATATATTGTGTCAATAGCTTAATATAATACATTTTATCTCTTTTGTCAAATATTTTCACAACACCATCAGGAGTTACCATAATAGTAATTAATTTTTTGACTGGAATACCAGTCATTTCAAAATACATACATGCATATGCAACTTCCTGAACAAAGTATTGTTCAATCCAATCTTCACGTTTGATTTTTGCAGAGGTTTTAAAGTCTATAACTGCAAGTTCACCTTCATATTCTGCAATACAATCTACTCTTCCTGCAATTCCAAGAACATCACTGAACATAGATCGTTCAATAGCATGTACCAATCCAATCTTATCTAGATATGGTTTGACAGCATCAAACATTATCATAGATTGTGAATCGTATTCTTCTTTTAATTTATTTTCTAGATAATCTTGGCAGACTTCATGGAATTTTGTTCCACGAGTTGTTGCAGTTTTACAAATACGATTTGCTTCTTGTTCGCCAACTCTCTGTCGCCATTCAGCAAAAAATTCACGATTCTTATGAGAAGTGACCGATGTAATTGATGGATTGGCAGATCCTGATGGGGTATCATAAAACCGAATGCCATCAATTTCTCTGGATTTTAATTCAATATCACCAAGGTGATTTACATGTTTAAACATCAATATCCCAAATTAATTTTGTTTACAAGATAAGACTTAACAAGTCCAGAACGAACAATATCATCAATACCAAATTCAATACACTCAAACTCAGGCATTGCCATTAAAATTTTAGTAAAATCCATAATACCATTTCGTTCACTTTGTTTTACAAGATCTGATTGCATAATATCACCACAGAACATGATCTTACAATCCTCACCAATACGAGTAATGATTGAATCTAACTCATGAAAGTTAAGATTCTGACATTCATCTACAATAATAATTGATTGATCGAAGGTTGTTCCCCTAAGAAAAGATGTACTCCAAAAACTAATCGTTTCTTGTGCCTTAAGATTGCCATAAAGCATTTCAAACGAAGGATCATCTGGCATTTGAAACATATACTTTACCATTTTCTTATATGGAATTTGGTAAAGGGATGACTTGTCTTCATGGTCTCCAGGAAGAAAACCAATTTCTCTAGTGGATACAAGAGATCTTACAATATAAATTTTATCATAAGGTGTGGTTTCATCTAAAACATCCTTAAGGGCATTATAGAGTGTGATAAAAGTTTTACCAGTTCCTGCAGCACCATATGCAAATATCATCTTACCTTCGTCATATAGATCAAATAGACGTTTTTGATTTTCAGTAAGTGGAACAATATCAAGTAACATATCAGAGTTAATTGGTTGTTTCCTCTTCATTTGCTTGGCGCTTACACCAATACCAACTGAAGCAGATGTATCTCTTCTTTTTCTAGCAGCCATAATATTCTATAGTGTTTGAATGTTTGAACCAGGCATCATCTTAGCACGACGCAAAACATCGTTCCAACCGGGATGAGATTTCTTTAATTTGTTTTGCCAATCTCCTACTTCTCCTATTGAAGCAACTCCTTGAGACCAATCCTTATCCCAATCTAAATTTTCTTTTCTCCATTGAGTATACACTTCAACTGTCATGGAGAGTTCTTGTGCCTCTCCTGTCTTTAAATTTTTAACTGGGTACAATGGCAATGTTCAATCCTCCACACATTCTGTTACAGGTTCACTCCCCTGATATTGATATTTAGACTGGAATTCTTTTTTCATTTGTGATCGGAGTTTTTGATAAAAATTTAAAATGTCATGATTGTTATTGTAAACAAGTCCACAATCTTTTGCTAAATCAAGTACTTCTTGATTATTCATTAGTCTATCCTCAAAGCTGGTTGTACATCATCACAATTACAATCTTCACAAGTCCACCCTAATGCCTCAGAAACATTTGGAAAGACACAATAAAAAATATCTTTTACATTTTTTACAATATCTATGTGTTCTTTCTGAGTTCCATGAGAAGAACGAAGATTGATATAATGTATCCAAGATCTACACGAACCGCTCATGTAGAGCCTTGTAGGGGTCGCTAAGGGCAGTACAAAGCGAGCACACTCTTTTGCTACTCCTTGGCTCAAAAGAAAGTTATATGTATCCTGGGCATCCCTAAACAAATCAATGATCATTTTGTTCATAACAAACACTTTTTCTTCTTCTAAATCATCAGTGGAGTTCTGACGATTCTTTGTGTCTTGCCTACGAAGTTCTGGAACCGGAATAGTGTCCCCCAAAAGATTTGTGTCTGCATACCTTTGAGAGAACTCTTGGAATGTGAAACTTCTATGCCGTAATATTTGTGCAGCAATACCACGATTAGTTTCAATCTCAAGAGTCATAAAAGACTGTTCAAACACAGACCAATGGTTATGCTTAATGCAATAAGCAAGTAACTTAGCATAGTTTTCGTTGTTTTGATTTGCAGGATTACTAACTCTAGCAATATATGCCATTGTTTTTTCTGCATCAGGTGTCACGCTAATTAATTTTACTTGTTGACTCATAATTTTTAGGTAATAAAAAATCCCTAGTCCTATTATAGACTAGGGATATGTATTTGTCAAGGAGATATTACTTAGTATATCCTTCACGCATTAAATAACCACGAATAATATTACGAGATTCTTTTTTTATTGGTGAAGTGGTTCCAGCAGGTTTTATTGGTGGAGTGGTTCCAACTGCACCAACTCCACCAGCTTTGGCTAAGGCTGAAACTGCCCCACTAGCAACAATTTTATCTGCTCTTGCTTGTTGATCTGTTGGAGAATTGCCAGTTTGATACCCAAAAGTTTTATCCATTAAAGGATTTCTGGTTCCAACTGTTTTTGCTTTTCTTTCTTCTGGGCTTCCATACTTTAATGCGCTAATATTTTTTCCAGTTTCAGTAGCACCTTTCATATCTTTAGCTGCTATTTGCTTATTATAAACATCCATACCACCTTTAATCTTATCAGCAGTTGATGCTGTTGCCGAAGAGGTATTGGCTGGGATTGGAGCTGTTGGAGGGGTAGTTGTAGTTGGTGCAGTTTGTGGAGGAGGAAGAACAGGGGCTGGGGGTGGAGTTGCCGATGCAGGAGTTCCGGGTTTAGTTAAATTTAATTTACCTTGAGCAATTATTTGAGCAACTGTTTGATTCTTTTTTGCTTTTGCTGCTTCCCCACCACCAGCAACAAATGCAGATCTTTCTAGAGCGGTCAATTCAGATTCAGTAAGTTCTTGAGAAGTATATAAAGTATTATATGCTTCTGTTAATTTTTTAATAGATTCGCTCATGAATACTGCCTTTTAAATGTTATTTATATTGATTGTTATTCAACCCATTCCAAAAGGATTATTCATTCTTCTACTTACAACATCAGGTTTTGGTTTTGGTGTTGGTGTTGGTTTTGGTGTTGGGGCACTCCCATACCCAGGAAGTTTTTGTGTAGTTGCAGATTTGTTACT